AGCAATTGGGTTGATACTTAACCCAAGGGTTTGCCCCATCAGATACCCAACAACACCCTCAACGATTGGATATATCCCGCGCTGGCGCTCATCGAGTTTTCCCAAACACTTAAAGAGCACATACACGGATATCGTAACGTTGAGCCGCCGTTTCTCTATGGTGAGCGGAGCAAAGGTCCCTGTGTTGATAGCAACCGCAATCTCTGGGGTATTCATCCCGGTCACATCGTCGGCAGAACCAATCTTTTTAACACCGAGCCCCGCAACCTTGAGCCGTGCGATTACTCCCGCCTCGATTTCCCGAAGCATCAGTAACCACCCAGGCTTGATGCCGTGAAGCGCTGCGCCGGGCTTGATACTATTGCGCTAACACTCGGAGCCATTTCGCGATGTTCGGTATTCACAAGAGAACGCCCCGCCTGAATGTCAGCAAGTTTTTTTTCTGTTGCCCGCAGCCGCTCGCGCACCCCCTCGGGGAGGTTCATCCCAAAGCGGCGTTTGTAAAGGCGGATGATTGCAATTTCACAGGAGAGGTTTTTGATAAGCTCCGGCACAGGGGAAAGGGGAAGCTCCCCCGCCCTCCCGTGCAGGTGCGAATCTATCTCAGCGTCTGCTGCATCGATAGCAGCATTGACCCTGCTATCAACGATAGAGCCAGCCCCTTCATCATCGGTGAGATCAAGAAGGCTATCTGCTGGCTCAACGGCCATGATATCGTTGATAGTGCAATACGCCATTATTCACCGGCCTCGATGCAAAGTTCCCGCACCTGTGCCCGCAGATATTCAAGGCTTTTCCTGCCGTCGAGATTCACGCCAAATGATAGCGCAAGCTCCTGCAGTTCGTCCTTGGTCATCGCGTCAACAGACTTTTGGTTTGGGAGTACTGCAGGTTGTTCGGCAAGCTCCTGCAAACCCTTTCCTAACAGGTGGTCAAGATCTCCCTCGACCACACTACCAGGAGTCATTTCTGCACCATTATGTTCAATGCGCCAAACTACGGTATACTTTGCCATAAAGACCTTTATGCAACCGCATCAATGAAGAGGTATCCCAAGTCGTTTGCAGTCACGACTTCTTTTACAGATTCGCCAGTGCGCACACGAACACCACCGCGCATACCGATGTTCTTATCTTCCCATTTTCCGGCAACACGGTCACCAAACTGAGCGGTGAACCCAAACGTTGTGCCGCTGCGGGTGTTGGCAAGGGAATCCCGGTAGATGAACGCAGCATGCTTCCCCCATAGGCGGGCCATAGATGCAGTTTGACCTCTCTTGGCGCTATTATACCAGCTTTCGCCAACATACAGCGCATCCAGTTCGAGCAGGTTTGCAATCTGCTGAGCAGTTGCAATACCACTGTCTCCTTCGTTCCCATGCACGGCCTTGACAATTGCAGGGTGGGTTGCTACCTTTGTGAAAACGGCTCTTCCCCACACGCCGATGTTGGGGCGCATGACAACAGAGTCAAGTGCAGTCATAATGGCGGTCAGTGGATTGCTTGTGGTGTCGCTCCACTGCGAAGTGCCCGACAAGGTGGTGCGGTTTGTAGATGCGAAAGTTCCAGACGCAAGTACCAAATCAGCAGCTCGCTTTTCACGGTCGAGCATGATGAGGTTTGTAAGCATCTCGGTAGCATGCCCGGCAGGGTCATACCCTTCGGGGGCATTCATCACGTCTGCCATTGGAATAGGATCTTCAAGGGCATAGTCCACCGTGCTTGCAGTCTCTTCGGTAAACCCGAACTCAAGTTCGTTCGGCCGGCCTGTACGCCCAACCTTGGTGTCGGGGATAGTGAACCCATCGGCCAAAGCATATTTACGATACTTGAACTCTTCTTTTGAGACCGGCACACGGGGCAAAACGTCGTCGGCAATAAAGCGTCTGTTTTTATACCCGATGGCAATTGCGGTGAGGTGTTCATCAATAGGAAACGGTGCTGGCATTTCGTTATACTCCTTGGTAAATTACCTGAAATTATCCCTGAATCTGGCCCTGTTTAAGCAGAACTTTGCCGATATCTCCAGAAACCCCGGAAACCATTGCAAAGCCAATGATACGGTTGTTCGTCCCTGCCGCAGGAGCCGCAGCAACGGCCTTGCCGTTTGCATCAGATGTCACGGCACCACCACGGGTAATTGTCCCACCGAAGTCTACATCAACAATGCCATCAAGCGAAACATCAACCATACCGCCTGATGTTGCTGCAAGCGAGTGTGACACTCCAACAAGCGCATCGCTAACTGCGGCCCCTTGCACAACGGTGCCATCTGCAGCACCGAACTTTACAATACGCCGAACTGCAACATCTGCCCCTGCAACAAACGTTTTAATTAAAGAAGGGTTTGCCATTAGTCATACTCCTGGGTTTGGCATTATTGTTTGCTAATGTGTTCAACGGCCTGAGTTATTGAAATCACAGAACCTTTTTTCGATTGTTCCTCTTGATACTGCAGCGCCAGCTTTGCGACGCTCTTGGCATCCTTTGGTTGACCTCCAGCAGCACCGCCGGTTGCCAGCTCTCCGAACTGGATAACCACGGGAGCAGAGTTAAGGGTTTCTTTGAGCTTCTGCTCTGGGGTTTTTTCGCCCTCTGCAAAGTTGCGCTGGCTGGCCTGGTGCGCAAGCTCAAGCTGCTCGACAAAAGCTTCTTTGTTGGCAGGAATCATTTTGCCTTCCTTGACCAATGCCTCACAAAAGGCGTTGTGCTCTGCCTTGCGCGCAGCGGCCTTGACGTTCTCAGCCTCAGTTTTGAGGAGGCCGTTTTCGGTTTCCAGAGCAGTGACTCGCTCGGTGAGCTTGGTCTCTTTTTCGGCAAATTCGCTGATCTTTGCCTGCAGTTCTTCAACGGTTGGCATTGTGCCCCCTTCGTTATATGATGCCATGGCCGAAACAGGATCCGGCTGAGGCGTTGGCTTGATGTTTTTTAGCGATTCGATTTCATACTCTGGGATAATGCTATCTGCTTGTTCAAGTCCATCTTTGGAGATGAGCCAATCGCGCATTTTGCGCAGCACTCGCCCAATACCCTGGAATGCGTCGGCCTCTTCCCACTCCATGAACTCAAACGATATCGGATCACCCTCTGCAAAAGCATAATCTGTCAGGCCCTTGACGGCAGGCGGCATGCCGCCAAGGAACCCAACATGCCGGAGGGCTAAGTCCGGATATAAACTGATAGAGCGTTTTTTATAGCGCCCAGCTTTCCAGGCTTCAACAAAATCTTCTGACAAATCTTTGAGGTTGGCATAGAGGGTTTTCCCCTTGCGCTCGATGCTCTCCACCCACCCAAACGCGGGTGAGTTGTCCTTTGGGTGCCCAATGACAACCGGAGCTTCGTGGGAGGCTGGATTGTACTTCGATACGATAGAATCCAAATCGCCTTCGGTCCACTCACGAACATTTCCCGCGCTGTCGGTGTGGCTCCCTGCCCTAAAAACTTCAATCTTGATTTTTTGCGGCATAGTTCTTCCCCTTTGCAGATAAGTATAACCCAAACAGGTGTACACAAAAAAGTGCATGGTGCACTTTCTTATTCCCTCGTGTGCAGTTAAATTGACTGATGATATAATGGAGCCCACGCACACACCAAAATTGAACTATGGCAGAAAATCCAACACATCACCAATGCCCATCGCACACTGAACTGGAGATGGCGATACGCGCAATCTCAGTGCAGCATAGCGAAATAGCAGAGCAAAACAAAGAGATCCTTGAAGCGTTGATCGGCAGTCTGAAAAGTCGCGGATGGATAACACAGCTTAACGAAATTGCCGAAACGGTTAATAGTATTGATGCAAAATTTATCAAGGCAGATGTCGTGCACCGGATTGAATCGCTTGAAGAGTCCTGCGGTTCGCACGCTGAAAAGCTCGCTAATGTTGCCTCAGCGATTGAAAAGCTCCAACCATGGTTCACGGCTTTTCGGTGGGCAACGGTCGCTTTCTCTTCTGCCACTATAGTACTTGTCGCGGGTTTTTTGTGGAAGGTCGCCACGGGGTTGATTAAGGCATACGCATGAGTAGACGCAGATACACACAGAAGCAGGTCGCCGACGCTCTCCTTGCGTCCAATGGCATCATGACCCTGGCTGCAGAGCTGCTTGGCACAAATCGCGAAACGCTGCGCAGCTATCTAAAGGCTTTCCCCGACATTGAGAAAATGGTGGAGGATGGCACCGAGCGTCTACTTGATAAGGCAGAGAGCAACGTCAAATCTGCCATCGATAAAGGCGACCTATACACCTCTCAGTGGTATCTCTCCCGCAAGGGGAAGGGGCGCGGCTACTGCGAGCGCTCAGAGATAACGGGCAAAGACGGTGAGCCCGTCAAACTTGTCGTGGAGCGTCGCACAATTAAGAGTCGCGACGATTTGATCATTGATTAAGCTCCCGATATTCTACACCCCGGCGCAAAGCCGAGTGTTCTTTGAAACTCCTGGCCGCTATAAAATTGTCACCAAGGGCAGACGCTTAGGGTTCACGCATGGGCTGGCAAACTTTGTGATTGACTCTATGCTTGACGGCGAAAAAAAGCT